GTATCCAGGAACTCCTGCAGTAGTCGACATTTCTCCCATATGATCTTTAATACCATACTTTCTTTTCCAAGCTTTAAATTTAGAATCTCTTTCTAAATTAGCAATTACCATATTTGACATAGCATCAAAACCGCCATCATCAAAACGATCTATTTGATCTTCAACATCATCTGGATCTTTTACATATTTTGAAATAAGTTCATGAAAATCATCATATGCCTCATCTGACATAATAAGATCTGCTTCATTCATTCCTTCTGTCTTTTTTGCAACTACACCTAATTTTTTATGTAGATAAGAATCTGAATCATCTACATCGCCATCATTATCAATATCTTTATCTTTTAAATCTTTAAACTTAGTTTCTGCTTCTTTATCATCGATATTATCTAAAGCTTCTTTATTTAAAAACTCTTTGAATTTAGTTAAGTAATCCATTATTTATCTCCTATTGTTGTCTTCTAAATACATATACAGTTCCACCTGTCGCTCGAACTTCACTAACTGATATGTTGTACATTTGTTTAACAGTTAGGTCTGATCCTAATACAATTCCTCCGCCCATAACATGTAATTGTGTTTTTGCTTGTCCGGCTGCTCCGCCAATTATTACACCGGCTCCTCCAGCTCCATCAAAAGATCCTGTGTTGCCGGCCGCTACAGCTGTTACTTCATAAAATGTTCCGGCTGCGCCAAATCTTTCATAATTTGATGAGCCTGTTTGTGTATGTTCTAAATGATAATTTGGTGCTGACATTATTTACTCCCTAATTTTTTAAGTTCATTTACTAGTTCATAATAACGTAACATTGTTAACACATCTTTATCTTCAATTGTATGTTTTTTATTCAATTCAGATAATAGGTTAGTAACTTCATTTAATTTAATTTTAATAACTTTACTACCAACTGATGCTTTTAACGTTGATATGATATCTTGCAATTTAGTAGTTTCAGATAAAATATATTTTTTCAACTTAACTGAATTAGTTACGTTATTAATATATTCTTTCAACATCTTCTTTTGAGATGCGCCTAAAGTAGAATACTTTTCATTGAACTTATCAACTACTAATTTACTAGCTAATATACGTACATCTTTGTGTTCTGAAGTAAGACTTGGGGCATCTTCTTGCTTTTTAATAGATGTTTGTACATGTTCAACTAATGTAAATTTACTTGATACATATTCTTTTGGATCATCGGCAGAATTAAATTCAAATAATTTGTATGTCGATGCATGCAATTTATAATTTTTAACTCTAGATTTGAAAAAATCTTCAATCTTATAATTTGCCTTAAGATCTTTTATTAAATTGTATTTGTCACGTCTTAGTTGTGATTCATTTAACTCAGCACGTGCCTTTAAAACTGCTTCTACAAATCTCTCAGCCTTTGATTCAGTTGGAAATTTTTCTTCTGCTACAGTTCTGTATAATTTTAGTTCTTTTGAAATTTCTGATTTTGAATTATAATGTCTTTTAATAATTCGAAGTGCTTTCGAATCCATATTATTCATAGTATCAGAAGCAACTTGTCGTACAAGCAATTCAAAAATTAGTCCGGTATTTTTTACCTTAGAATGTTTTATCCTTTTCATGAAAGTTTGCCCCGTATATTCATATTTTTTTAATAAATATGCTAGCGTTTCGGAAATCCATATTAGATTATTCTTCTAATAATTGGTTCTCATCTAGCATTGTTCCATTATCATCTGTTTTGTCTTCGTTCAACATCGTTTGTTGGATGACTTTTGATTTGTTTTTCATAGAAGCAAGTAAACTGCTTACCTCTAAATTTTCTGTACTCAGTGGTGAACCACCTTTATACTTATGTTGTAACGGAGAAGCATCTGTTGCAAATGTCTTTCCTATTTGTTTTGCTGCAATCGGGTCTCTACCAAATGTTGAATCATGAGACTTTCCACCAATAGCGCCTTTTGGTCTACCTGGGCCTGCTACATGTTCTTGTTCTTGACCAGGCAATAGTCCTCCTTTATTTGCAACATGCATTGAAGCAATATCATGAGGTGTTCCAAATGACTGATTTGTCTTTCTTGGATCATTGCCTTCACCTTTAATTTGTTCTCTTCTGAAACCTTCTTTAAGATCTAAAATCACTTGTTCTTGTTCTGCCGTCCATTCATCTTGACTTAATCCAAATATGTTTTCATATATCCATCTTTCTGAAAATAAATTTGATTCTTTCATAGATGTTGCAAGCGTAATCTTTTCATTTAATGTTTCAACTTTTTGCTTTTCATATATAAGAGATGGATTTGTCAATGATAATTCAAATCCTACTAAATCTTCGTCTTTAAATCCTTGAGAAAATAAATGTACAATTGCAATCTTAGTTAATTCAGAGACAAATATCTTTTGTATTCTTTCTATTGTTCTAGCAAATCTTACATCTTCTGCAGCTAATGTTGCCTTACCCTCTACTCCTTCATCATACCCTAAAAATGCTTTAGGTATTTTTAATGCAGAAAACAATTTATTTTTTAAATAATCAATATCTTCAATGGCTCCATCACTAGATAATCCTGGTAATGATTCTATATTAGTTCCAGACTCTCCTCCTCTAACAGGTAAAAAGAAATCTTCAATCATATTTTGCATATTGAATTTAAGATTATAATCTCCTGTCTTTTCATCTATATAAGGAACCTTCTTCATTTTGTTGATAATATTTTGAATATGGTTATCAACTTCAGCCGGTGGTATATTACCTACATCAATTTTAAAAATTCTTCTTTCAGGTGCTCTCATGATTCTTTGAATCAACATTGCATCTTCCATAAGAGTTAATTGTTTATAAATTTTTCTAGCACCTTCGATCATTGATTTACCATATGGCAAAAAGTTTGTATCTGATAACAATCTAAAGTGGGCAACTTCAAATGGTTCAAATTCGGTCGGAGATCCACCGCCGCCGCCTGCCCATTGATTATTTCCGCCACCATGTGTATTTTCCATAGTAAATTTATATGCATATGGATTTTCAGGATCAAATCCTTCATCACGTCTAATTTCGTATGCTGATATTGGAGTTACATTAACGATACCAATCTCTTCTTCAACATCTAAATGTAAATAAAAATCTCCATATTTACATGCATTTCTAATCCATGGCCATAAATTGTAATCAATATTTAACACATCATAAAATAAATTTCTTAAAACTTTTCTTATTTCATCATTAGGAGATGTAATAGTTAAAGTGTCGCCATCTGCATCTTTAACTGTTGATTCGTCTGCATATATATCTAAGGCCGATGACAATATCGGGTCCATATCCATTGCTTCATAATCTGTAAATAATTCTATTTTAGATGTATGAAATGTTTGACTTTGATTGTATGTTCCGTAACCCGGCATACCTCTATGTACGCCAGAAAATCTATCAACATATCTTTTGTTGGTTAAATTTCCTGTCGATTGTAATCGATTTGTATCAACGGCTTTAAGACGATTCTTTGCAATTCTTCTAACAACTACATTTGTTGCAAATAATCTGCCCAACCGCGCTCTTAATGATGTGTCTGCCATAATTTTCCAATTTTATATAAATATCTTGTTACTCCAAAAGCCAGGTTAAATCTTCATTGTCCTTATCACCTGATTTCCATTGCCAATCTTTTGGTTTGTCTGTTCCTGTTGAATATACTCCAGCCGATTTACCAAACCCTCCTAATGCCTTTCTAGAAAGATCTACTCCTTGTTGATGTAATCTTAATGCAGTATCTCTAACCCATAATGCAATTCCAAATGACATTACTAGGTCATCATTATATCCTCTTTGTGCTTCTGCTCTACTCCCGTTCCATATAAATACATATAATTCATCTACCAATCGTTTTGACTTTACAACTGGAGATTTTTCTCTAAAATATGTTTCTAGTTTAGATATGATTAAAGGTCTTGTTTTTGATGTGGTAGAAAATCCAGGAACTTTTTGACCTTTATTTTTTAGATCATATCCTTTTCTTAAATGTACATCTTCATCTACATATGCATCTTGTTTGTAAGAATAATATAAATTTTCATATCCTTTATCAATTGCAACTTGTATAACTGCCCATCCTATATTTGCATTTTCAATTACTAATAATGCATTATTCCATTCTGTTGCAACTGCAATTAACATGTTACCATATTCTGTAGTTCCTATTTTGCCTTTATATTCAGCAACTTGTTGCATAGTTTTTATATCCAATACATGGAATGCAGAATAATCTCCTCCATCGCCTCTAGCAACATCCGCTACTACTACATATGAATTTGAATAGTTAGGATATTCCCATATCCAATAATTACCATCAAAGCCTCTTTTTTCTTTTGGATCTTCAACATATGTTTGTTCATACCATTGAATGATAGGACCATCTACTACCGTATGACCAGATGATATAAAGTCACAATCACATTCTTGTGCTGCACTCTTTTCTCCTAATAATTCTGTTTGAAGATCTCTCCATTGTTGATCTCTTTCTGGGTGTACTGTCCAATGTAATTTGATAGGATTAAACTGTCCGCCTGCCTCGGCTTGTGACCATGTTTTGTGAAATAGATTACCTGTACCGTTTGGTGTTGATAACATAATGGCGCCTCCACCTGTTGCTAATGTTTGTTGTGCCGCAGTCCATATTTCATCAATTCTATCAACAAATGCTGCTTCATCAATTACTAATAATGATAATGCTTCAGATCTACCTGCATCCCCTTTTGATGATATAGCTTTAATTTGTGAACCATTCTTAAATCTCAATGAAAGTTTATTATCTTCCATAGTCTTTCCTTTTAGCCATGAAGGTAAATTATCATGCATTACTCTTACTTTTGTAACAAGATTCTTTGCTACATCTTGTTTTGTTGCAATAACTAATACATTATAATCTGATTTGAAAATCATACACCATAATGAATATCCGGCTGATAAAGTTGATATACCTAACTGTCTAGATTTTAAAACAATGTTATATCTATTGTTTTTGAATTCATTTAATGCTTCTTCTTGGAAAGGATATAGATTGAAATACATCTTACCCTTAGTAGGATGTTGTATAATACAATACTTACGCATGAAATGTACAGGGTCTTGAGAACACCTTTTATATTCATCACGTATGATTTCTTTTATGCTTTTCTTTACCGCCATATTATACCTTAATATAAGAAATTATTTGCAGAAAAACAAATAAAAGAACTGCTTATTTTTTTCTTTTTTCAAATGAACGACCACCAAAGTAGGCACCAATAACTGTTATTAATACCAATTGTAAAAGGTCTGTCCATTTTTCTTCTACTTCAAATGCAATTGTTCCTGCATCTATAAATATCATAAGAACTGTACATACAACTAGAAATATAAGAACCATTGGCCTTACATTTTTAGATAACCAAGAATCACTATTCATATCAGATTTCCATCTGTCAGTAATGTTCTTTTCCATTTCTATTTCATATTGTGCAACTAATTCTTTTATCTTTTGTTCAGCAGCTAACTTTTCTTCTTTAGAAGTATGTAGGTTATCAATTACTCCGCCCACTCCTTTGACTAAGTCAGCAGCACCGCCTGAAAATAATTTTGTTAATATACTCATAACTTTACTCTATTATTCGAATGAAGCTCGAACGTCTTCTTTCAATTTATTATAATCCTTTTCGATTCTCTCAATAAAAGATGAAATATCAATTTCATTTCTTTCACCATCTGCATTTTCCCAAGTAGTTTCTTTTACTTGTTGTTTCACGATCTCAACTTCTTTATCAGTATCTTTAAACCAAGCTTCTGCATTTGATAACATAATCTCCTTTTGATACTGTTTCCATGCCTCTGGTCCTTGTTGTTTGATCTCTCTTTCTTCTTTAATTACACAATCAAAGCATTTACCGCGTTTGAAATAAAACTTAAAATTTAATCGTTTTTCATGATCACGCATATTCTTGCCACAATTGGGACATTTTTCTGGCACTGTGAGCGCTTCTTGAACTTTCTTTAAAATTGAATTTTCTGGTTGACGAGTTGTAAACCCATCATGTTGTGTAACCTTTGTTCTAAAACCTTTTGCATCAGTTTCAATCCATACTTTAGGTTTTCCATCTTCAAAAGATTCTATTACTTCAGATCTTTTTGATTCTGCTTTTCCTGTATATATTGATTTACGTGTTTGGGTTCGGTGTTCACCAGCAAGCATCTGCTTGATAGCTTTCACATTTTGTAACTTATTACTCATATTATTTTAGTTCCTGGCGAAGCTTCATTTTAAGACGTTGTTTCGCGCTATCCTTAAGACCTAAACCATTTAGCATGTCAATTACAAAATCAGATTGAATGGTTGCAGATTTGTTGCTTAATGTTTGTTTTAACATTTTCATAGCCTGAGTCTTGTCAACCTTGCCCATTTTATTATCTAATGCTGCATTAGCTTCATCTACTGATTCAAATCTATCAGCTGCTCCATCTGGCTTACCCATATCTCCTGCCTGATAATCTTTCTTCATTAACATTCTTGCTAATTGTTTTGTTACTGCCGGATTATTACCCGAAATAGCTTGTACTACTTGAAGTAATCCTGCTGCTTGTTGAATAGGAGATCCTTGGTCTAATGCTTTTTTTAACATCTTAACACCAGCCATTTTTTCTACCGAGCCTAATTTTTGTCCAACAGCTGTTCTTGCCATAGGAGCTTCTTTTAAAGATTCTTTGATCTGTTTTCTGATCATTTTTCTTAATGTTGTTTCTTTCATTGGTTTGTCCCTTATTTTAATATAAATATGCTATGTTTCACTTATCAATACTATTTTGTAAACCCTTTATCCATAGCAAAGTTTGCTCTACTAAATTCTATTCTATCTACAAATTTAACTCCATTGCCTATTCTATCGACTGCTACATAACCTTCTGGTGCAGTGACTCTTAAGCCTCCTTTACCATCGTCTACAAAATGTTTTGTATTATAGATAGCATTATTATACTTGCGCACAAATATAAGTTTGGCATCTGATAATAATTTTGATACTTCAAATAAATTTACTATATCTTGTTGTCTTCTTTGGAACATTTTCATTTGTTCTTGTCCGGCAGCAATGGCTTTTAATTTTCCTTTTTCAGATTTTAGTTTTTCAACACGTTTATCAATTCTTGTTACTTTATACCACTTCTGAAATGCTTTGAATGATACTTTAGGATTATTAACAAATTGTCCAGACTTTATTTCTTTATTTAGATAAACATTAAGATCTGCCATTGGTAAGTTATCATAATTGACTTTGATAGAATCTGCCTTTTTAATTAATGTTTGAACTTCTTTTGCTTCTGTAGTTGTTAATGTAACTACACCTGTTGAATCTTTAAAGAATGCATCATCAAACCAAACATTTCTATTTTGATTTAGGCCGGACACATCTGCTCCAAAGGTTGCTCCTCCTTGCAATCCATTATTATATGTTGTATGAAACACTATTCCTATTTTTGCTGCAGCAACTTCTTTACCAATATTAGAATCAGCTTCCACTGCATATGTTATTGTATTTGGTCTGAATGATAAATGCGGCTTGCCATCTATATTTGTATTTTTGATCATATTTGAATCAAACATAAAATCGCCTTGCAGAATATTTTTTATACCTAATGATGGAAAATATTGTAATGCTAATTTTAACTTGTCAGCAAGTCCTGGAGCCTGTCCGTGATTAATATCTATATCTTCCATTGTGTAGTTAATCTTAGGAGTCTTAGTATTAAACACAGATTTGGTTCCTACAAAGAATTTACCATTATCAGGATTGATACCTGTAAAGATTGCTGGTGCTCCGTCCCATTTAACTGACGTATTTATTTTGGTATCTGAATTACCTGCTAGGTTCTTTAACAGTTCTATTAAGAACGACCTAGCTTGTTTATATCCAGATTCTCCCTGAGTTAAAACTAATTCTTCCAAATGAGTTAAATGTGTATTTGCTTTTGCTTCTGTTAATAATTCTTTAAATGTGCTACCCCACCATTCTTTAGTTAATGCTTGTTTTTCTTCTTTTGGTATGATTCTAAATCTAGCTGCT